ACCTCTCGAGTTATGAATAACACGTCAAATATCGTGAAATTCGTAGCCCCGATCGAGTTCAATATAGAATCACTTGAGCCGCAATTAAGGCATATCGTTTTCGACACGAAGCATCTCATCATTTGGCAATACGGTTCGAGGAAGTGCATTGATTCAATCAAGCTACCCCGCAAGATGAAGAAGAGGTTATCGCACGACCACAAACGTGAGGCTAGAGAGAGGTTCAGGTGCAAGATGTTAAACAAGTACGGTCTTGGTCACTTAATATGATGTTTTACATAAAAATATTTGTTAATTCATTAATATTAATAATCATTAATATTTATATTTGCATAAATTTTTTATTTAAAAACATAATATTATGGTAACTGAACAATTGATGTTAAGGGATAACGGTTTTATACAACGTATAAGCGATGGGTATTTTAATGCCACTAAATTGGTTGATTTCTGGAATAATAACAATTTAGAGAAAAAACAACTCGCTCAATACAAGTTATTGAGGTCTACCGATGAATACATACAGCAATTGATAAAAGAAGGTATTGAAAAACCAATGATTGCTGGTAGAGGTAAGGGTGAGTTGTCCGGTACATGGATGCATCCAAAGTTATTCATTGACCTGGCTATGTGGGTTTCTGTCGAGTTCAAAAGCAAGGTGATTGATTATGTTATAGATGGTTTGATAAACAGCCGACACAATTCAGGTGACTATTATAACGAGATGACGGCCGCGCTTGTTGATAACCACGTCAGAAATGTCGGTACTTCCCCGAAATTCTACCATTTCATAAACGAGGCTAACTCGATAAAAATGATAGCAGGGGTAGAGAAGGAAAGGAATGAGTTGACAGAGAAAGAACTTGATTTGATAACGTTGCTGCAAAAAGCAAACACCACGATGTTGAACAATGACTGGGGCAAACAACGTAGGTTCGACCAGTTGAAGTTCATAGCTGAAAGCTTCAATCTTGAAATCAAACCAAGGAAACCTTGATTTCTCCCTTGTGCCTCGGCTTCCAGTTTGGGTCAACGGTTGAATACATCTGGTCGGCTGGATTCCACAAGTACCCCACTGGCTTGGGAAATGTTGTACACCTACAAAAAGGGTGGGTGCTGCCCAACACTGGCTTCCAGTCCGCTTGTTTCAAGCCTATATTCGTACCGTTGGCTTCCAGTTCCGGCAACTTGAAAACTATCGGCTCGCTACCTATCCCCGCTGTTAGGTAAAGCTCGATGCACTTCTTGCAAGCCCCCTTGTAAACCGAGCGGTACACCTCCACGTCTTTGCCGTACCATTCCTTGTAACCCTCGGCACGCCCACGGTCGTACGCGGCGTGCATTATGAAGTCGGCTATCCGCTCGAAGTCACGTGACCAATCACCCGTGGCGTGCCCCAGGTCAGATTTCAACTGGGCGATTGACTTGCGTTTCAAAACAGCTTCCTCCGCCGTCTCCCGTATCACCTTCTCGTAGGCCGCCCGCTTGGTTGCCGACTCGGTGTTCACCATGTTGTTCAACCGTGACTCGATCCTGTTCCCGAGACCCTTGATGTCCGAGTACGCCTGCCGCCTCACGTTCTCCAGGGCGTAACGCTCCATCTTACTCAACGGTATGTTGAACTCGCTCGATTGCATCACCGTCTTGAGTTGGTTGAACGTGAGTTTCTTCAACGTCGATTCCGGGAGCATCGTCGATATAACCCCGAACTTGAATGCCGTCTCGATGATGTCTTTCCCCTGAATCTTCGAAACGTCGATACCGCTCTCCTGCAACAACTTCAACTCTTCCTCCACGAGCAGGTCGCCACCTATATTCTCGGCTATGAAGCCGTAGATGTAGAGGTGAATGGCCTTGTATAGCTCGTTTAGTTGTGCTGGGGTGAGTTGCATTATTGCTTGTGTTGTTTCTTGTATTTTTTCTGTATATCCTTCTGGCTTTCATCGTCAGATGTTAGTCCGTGTTGCGCCATATACTCCAAATCACCGTTGTGAATTTGATGTTCTCCAACTTTAATTTCTTGATATTTACCGTAATTTTTTGATTTGTAATCATCTTCTCTTTTAGAGAAAGAATGAACGCCGTTTTCAGAACCAATCCATTTGAAACCATTTACGGTTTTATCGCTATATTTCTGTTTAGCTTCTTTGTCATGGGTGAATTTGAAGTTTGAGTCACCACCCAAATCACCTATTTCTTTTTTGCCGCCCACGGTAGCTTTCACCCGGTCTTTATTATTCTCTTTCTTCGCTTTTACCTTGTTGATAAGTGGTTGGTAAAGTTGTTTCATCTTATCTAAAGCTTTGTCTTTTTCTTCTGCCGTGTGACCTATGAATCCACCGTGCTCTTCGTCAAGATATTTCTTCCATTCATCAATCATTTTCCTACCTTCATCGAATGGTAAAAATTCACGTATGTCAGATGCCGTGACCCCTTGAGATGTAATCCAGTTTTCTACTTGCTTGTTCACGTCCATTTTATGGCTGTGAGCTTCCTCGTTTTTGAATTCACTTACATTACCTTTGCCACCAGCCGATACATTTGCGTTGAATATCTTGATTTTTTTTAATAAGTCCTGCTTGGAGTCGTTCTTGTAATCACTTTCATTGTGTCGCGTATACGATTCAAGTTCCCAGTAAGGTTTCTTTTCAACTAGTTTCTTTATTAGGTCGGATTTAGTTTCCTTACCCGAGATTTGTATTAGTTTCTCGTTGTTTGTTGTTTTACCTTCGTTATGTGAATCCGATCCCTTGCTCTCTTTACTGTCTTTGGGTAAATATTTATCCGGTTCTTCAAACTCGGTTTCACTAACATCATTCCTGTGTTTCCACTCTTTCCTACCCAGGTCGGTTAATTCAACGCTGTTATCGTTCAGTTTAACCAATCCCTTTCCTTCCAATTTTTTAAAAACATCCCTGTTTGATGAAGCGTACAACTCTCTTTCAGCTTTACCGCCTTTAGACTGTTCAAAATCTACATGACTTCCGGTTGATAAAAATTGATACTTATCCTCGTTAGATAAATCGTATTTTTCCTGTAAATCTGCATCTCTTTTTCTCAAATTGGCAGCACCTATTTCTTCTTTGGTGTATTTACCACCTTCATCTTTCTTGTCTCCGCTAGCCGATGTTCCCGAAGATTCACCGACCTTGCTTATATCCTCAGCCGTGAACCTCGGCTTACCGTCTCCGCCTATGAAGGCGTGGTTGCCCGCCTTCACGTCCGCGATGTACCGCTGCAAGTCCTCGGCCTTGTATATTTCAACCTTTCCAGCGTCGAACTGCGCTATGAGTTCCGATTTGCTTATCGTGTCCTGCATCAAGTGCAAGCCCCTGTTCTGTTTCAAGCTGCCTATTATATCCATTTTTATTGAAGTTTTTAATTATGTGCAAATATAGTGAAAATATTTATTACCCCGCCGTTCTATCTAGTATATTACCCAAATTGGTCGTCATTTTTTTCAGCATATCGTCGAAATTGGACTTGAAAACACCCTCGTACTCGCTTATCACCTTGTACCTGGGTAGTTCCTTGCCGCTCGCTTTCTTGATGACGGGGGCTGGGGTTTTCGGTTGCACGTCCCATTTGCCGTCAACCATCGTGGCCTTGTAGAAATCGTTGTCGATAGTGAACTCGCTCATGGTGCTAGTTCATCAGGTTCTTATCCAGGAAAGTTTGTATGTCAGCGAGTACCGACTTGGTAACGTCACCGCTTTCCCCGTCACCGCCATCTTCTTTACCGGAATACGGGTTCTCGATTTGACCGTCGTTGTCGTTCTCTTTAGCATTCTTCTCGTTCTCCTGTTGTTGGCCGAGTGCCTGCGATTGCATGTAGACGGGGTTGAGGATTATGTCGCCACCCTGGATGGGTTTCAAGCCTTTCGCCGCCCGAACCTCGTTCACCGTCATGAACGTGGCGACCGCCTTGGTCAACCTCTCGTCCTCCTGTTGCTCGGTCTCGGCATCCAGCCCGACGAATACAAGCTCGTAATCGGGGTTGAGTTGAGAAACAACGTTGCGGTTCAACATGAACTCGTAGAACTTAACGAGGGGTTTCAAGCCCTTGTCCTGGGAGTATTTCAACTTCTGCTCGTTGTTGGCCTCGAACATGGGGGCTTTGCCAGCCGACCCGTTGAAGGGGAAACCTATCTCGCTGGGGTCTATCTTGTAGACGGCGCACGAGAGCTTTATGAGGTATTCCTGCCACTGGGAGTACTCCATCTCCCTGTTGGCCTTGTGTAAATCTATCCACTCGAATTTCTCCGCGTTGACTATCGGGGTGCGGTGGGCGTTGCTGACCCCGGCCACGAGGCTCATCCATTCCTGCCTGAACTCCGATAACTTGGACTCGTTCACGTCCTGCGATACCCTTAGTATGCCCTTCGGCATCGAACCCTGCTTGAAGAAACGGGCGTTGTACTCGTCCGTCCACAGCAACGACGTGACGGTGTAGACCAAATCTTCCAGTTCCGAGACACCGTAGCCGTTCACCTTTATATCCGTGGACGGGTTGCGTATACCGAAAACCATCTCCCACGGGTAGAAGTCGGCAACTATCCTGTTATCAAGCACCTGGCAGAACGTGGGGTAGTAACCGTTCAACTTCTTCTCCGAGCCGTACAACCGTTCCATCTCGCGTAAATCCGTGAGCTTGGTCAACGCCGCGTCGGTGGAGCAGAACTGCGTGGGCGAACCCTTGCGGTTTCTGACCACCTCGAAAACCATCTTGTCCAGCGTCAGGCTATCACCCAGCACCTTCCTGGTGAACGAGTTGAAATCGTCGTTGTCCCACCTGTTGGATTCCACCCCGCAGTTCACGATGAAATCGGTGATGAACTTCACCACCTTCTTGTCGGCACGCTTCAGGGCTTCCTCGTTCGATTCGCCGTACTTGCGCTTCGGGCGCACCACGAAACCCGTGTCGAACCTCTCGAATTGCGGCTGGGTGAAGCGTGAAATCTGCTCCACCCTGGTGGTGATTATCGACTTGATGATGGGGGATTGCCGAGCCATCCTGCGCAACGTGAAGTCGTTGACGGAGAAGTTCTTCGTCAAGTACCCCATCGTGGACGTGGTGTTGAACGGGTCGAACA